GCCGTTTGCATATGTCGAGAACTCGACCCAGTACCTATGAACAATTGCACTTGTTGTACGGTTGGAGAATAGTGGAGGTGAGAGTCCACCAAATTTATTCCATTGTTGTCTGTAACTAAACAGCTCTTCGTAAGTGAATCCAAGACTCAATAGAACATAAGTTGGACCATCTAACTTATCACCAATTAGTTTCGGACTGACAACGTCCACCTTCAGACGTTCAGTTGACCAATCATAGATCTTCTGAAACTTATTGTAATTACTAAGTTCGTCTGGAACTGGATTGAAATAACAATATCTATAATCTTTGTCGACCCGCTTCTCACACATACGAGTTAGTAGTTCCTGTTCTTCAACCCCTATTTTATCATAATGATTAACAAGTAGGTAATTTGAAACAATACTACACAATTTAACCATGTCGTCATCAAATGGTGATGTACTTAAGAATGAATGGAGAAGTAATATTTGGTCATTTATATCTCTATTTCTTGATTGATAGAATAGGCGATCAAACACTTTCTTATGATTCCAACATAACCCAGTTTCATCGAAACGACGTTTTAAGAAGTCAATACGATTGCATAAATCAGCTTTGATGTGCGTTGACTCAAAGTTGTTAATCAGCGGTTCACTGTTAAGTCCAATTTCTCGAACATATTTATCAATGTTCCAAAGGTTATCATGATCCTTAAATAGAGCATAGGTATCATCACCATAAACTTCAATACGCATATAACGAGCGTAATTTGGGCCGTAGATTTTGTAACCAATTAGACACCAATAAATTGTGTTAACATAGCAGTTAGTCAATGTACCAAACGGATGACCACTGGGCTGAGCACGGTTCAGTTCAACAACAACACCTGGAGGAAGTAGTACATATTTAGTGACAATACTCTTAATAATTAAATACGCAATATTTCTATGAAGTCTATTTTCAGTCAAACCCATAGTCATAAGTATACCAGCAACAATTAAGAAGTTAGTGTCAATGTTAGAGTCGTAGTACGTCCAATCAGCCTCTAATTTCCAATCATAGTCTTTTTCTCTATCGTGTATCTTCCTATACTTATTCGCATCAA